CCCATGCCCACCAACGGCAACGTCACGAACTTGGTCAGCGACTTCCCGGCCTTGAGTGCTTTCTTTGCGAAGTTATCGAGCTTTTTTTCGGACTTATCTATGGAACTATCGAACTGGGCGTTGTCTCCAATAATCCTGACGACCATGTCGCCCAGGCTATTCTGTGCAGGCATCAAACGTCTCCGTATTTCTCGCGGTATTGGGCTTTGGCGTTGTCGCTACGGTCCAGAGCATCACGCGTTTCCTGGTCCTGTTTCAAGACTCGGGCCTCATCTCTTGCAGCTTTGATTTGTTGGTAGTTGGAAACGGGTTTGCCCCCGCCGGCGGGCGCGTCTTTGTCGCCGCCATATTTCATTTCGATGGCGAGATTGTGATACAGGACGATCTGCCCGATTGACATCTGCCACAAAAGATACTCCTTGGTTGCCCAGGGAAAGAGCAGTGCCATGCTGACGAATAACCGGCCAAGTTGGAGGGCCTTGCCTTCATCTCCCCCCTGACCGTCCTTCAGTTTCCCTGGTACGCCTCGGCACCCGCATACGAACGCTGTAGGGTTTCGGTGATTAGCGTAGATAGACTATTGATCTGGGCTGGATCGGTATTGGCCTTGAACCACGCCAAAGTCATGTCCGGGTGCTGATTTTCGCAGAACGTAGCACACAACTCGAGGGTGAGGCCAAAAACTTCATTGGTGACCTCCCCCCCCTTTTGTGCTTCTTCCATGTCGAACCCGTAGATCTTTCGCACCAGTTCGTCGACCTTGAACGTGATAGCGCACGGGACGAAGGAAACGTCTATCTCCTTGCCCGCAAGCACTACTTTCTTCGGCGGGGGCCGAAGGATATCGAGGTCGACTACTTCGCTCATCTGATCTCCTATGATTCGTCGTGGGTGATTTTATACAGCTGACGTCCTACTGTCAGAGAACCATCAATTTCAGCCGTCAAAGACGCAGCCATGACCATTATGGGATCGGTGTCGTTGTCGGACTTGAACGCAAATCCGGGTCCAGCGTCCAGAGTAGCTTTGTACACGGTGAGAATGGTCTGCACCGTGTTTCCAGCGGCATTGCGCCGGGTATTGGTGAACCTCCACGCCCTCGGAGCTATGAGCGTGCTCGCCAGCCCTCCTGCGTGGATGGTCGCCACCGAGCTCGTGGTGGTCGAGGTAAACAAGCCGCCGTGCATAACCGCCAAAACCGAAGAATCGTACTCGATCATTTCGAAATCGACGGTCACGGTTTCCGAGGCCAGGCCCGTGATAGGATCCGGCGCATTGCCGGCCTGGGTATCGTACATTTCCGGGACGTGGTTGAAGCTGTTGAGAATCCCGGCTCCGACATTTATGAAGGTGGCGGCGACTGACGCGGCGACCTCTACAGTGCAGTTCCCGAGGACGAGCTTATCGCTGGCCACGGTTGAATTCTGGTAAATAGGCATCTATGCCCTCCTAACTAACCGTCGAAGACGGGTAAACCATCGTGATCTGAACCGGCGCATTGTACATCGAACCCCTGGGTTCGGGAATCAACGGCACCGGTGCCGACTGGAACGCTCTACCTATGGAGAAGGAGCCCTGCGTCCCGTAAATGCCAGTAGAGGACGTGCCGTGGAAAAGATCCACGACGACCCGCGCCAGGTCCATTGTCCGCGCCAGGGTCGTTCCCCTACATCCTATTTGATAGTCCTGCGACTCGATTCCGGTGAACCGCCGGGGCAGTCCTATCTCGAAAAAAGCGATGTTGTCCATGGTCGCGCTTTTCGGAACATACGCGTGATACACCCGCCTGCCCACGATAGCCGTTACCGCTGTCGTCGCCTTCAAAAGTGCCAATACGGCCGCGTATGGTTTCATCGCCTTACAAAATCCTTGAACTCGGCCTTCCCGTTCTTGAGAAAGATCGTCATCGTATCGCCTCTGGCAATCGCCAGGGCGGGCCGCAGAAACGGTCGCGCCGCGTTCCGCATCGTGCCAAACTCTATATATGGCCCGTAAAACACCGGCGTACCCACAAATACTTCGTTGCCAGTGTTCGGTGCCTGGATCTTGTCTCCGGGCTGGGCACCTTTGCCCTCGGGCGAAGTGCCGTGACTCATGGCCTGGGTGGTGATGCTGGCCGCGAGCCTGCCCGTGTCTATGGGCGGCAGCAACTTAGCCAGCCCCTCCACCACGAGACCGACCTCAAACATGGTCTTGCCCGTCACGCGTCGGCCCTTGAACTTGACCTCTCGGCCTCGCCATGCCTGCTCCACGTCCGTTTTATAACTCATCTCCGGTACATCCCAAACGTGGGTGTCGTGTACGGCAAAAGAGATCTCAGCAATTCCAGCGGATACCCGTACTCTCCGTAGCCTTCCGCTGATGGCGTATCCGACCACGTCCCACGCTCTTGATAGTCGTACTGGATCAGTGATGAGACGATGGGCTTGATGTCGTTGGGCCAGTTGACTACCGCAAAGGTAATCGTTGCCCCCGTGACTTCGGCGACGAACTCATGCGTGCCCGCCACGGCTCCCGCAAACGAGTACGCAGAAAGTATCGTCAGCGTCGAGGTCGACACCGAATCCACCTCGTAGTACCCGTCGTTTAGGTACGACCCCGCGATTATGATGTCCTGCGCCCCCGCAAACTGCGCCGAGGCGAAGTCTGATGCCCGGGCGGTCACGGTCTTGGCCGTTGCCGCGAAAGTCGCGCTCACCGCCGGCAGGATGTATAGCAATGGGTCCGCTGCCGGGCCGTAGAAGTAGCCACGCCCAGACATTCTCCGGGATGTGGCGTAACTGAAGGTCTGGCGTGCGAATCGCGTTCTCGGCTCAAAGTTCCGGTACCCGACGTCCCTCATGGACTGCGCGGTAAAATCGTTGTTGGCCAGAATGCGCAGCCTTTCGGTAACCACCGGGATCAAGTTCGAGATGGCGGTATTGAAATCGTCGTCATCTATTTGGAGGAATCCCTTGACCTCGGCCAGCGTTACTATGGGCATTCAAACATCCTCGGTTTTGCCTTGGACTTGGGCGTAAAACTCTGTCAGCCCTGACAATTAGTACGGAGTCAAGTCTCCGACGTCAACGGTTACCGTTCCCGCTGCGGCGATGGTGAGGACCACCGTACCCGAGGTGCTTTTCAGCCTCGAGGAATCCCATGACGCGCCTATGTACTGCGATTCCGCTGTACCCAAAGTCACGGCCAAATCGCCTTGGCCCGCAGCTACCATCGGATCAGCACTCTTGGAGAAAGTCAGAATAGTCGACGCGGTCGTCGAATCGTTCTGGCACCGGAAGAATGTCCGGGACATATCGCCGACCGATACGGTGATCGTTCCCGCCGTGGTGGCGGACGAAGTGTTTTCCGCAACACCGGCCTCAATTACTGTCACTGCCGTCAATACTACAGCTGCCATTGTCGTGCCCCCTTAATTAGCCGTCTCGTTGTTGTACGAAACGGCGAGCATATCGGGACGAACGACCTTGCCACCGTAGACCACCAAGCCGTCGACATTGGTTGCCCGCTGTTTCTCGGCCTCGCGTATTCTGATGGGTCCAGAAATCGCTGTCGCGAATGCTATCGCTTCCCGTCCAGAACTGGCCATGAGCGTGTGCGCCGTACCACCGATCTGGGTGACGTTGTTGGACGTGAACACTCGCTGGAATCCAGCTACCGGTCCCACGTACCCGTCGCGGAAGATGTCCCGGTTAAGGTTCAACCCAGCCGTAATACCGGCCAACCCCAATTTGGTGATAACCCAAGGCGGCACGATTATCCATCGGTCTTGCTTGGGTATGTTGGCCTCATCCATTACCTCGCCAAACTCCAGCAAGTGCTGGTAGATGCTGCCCGAAGACGATGCCTTCGGCGAAGCCGCGGACCCGTAGGTATTACCTGCGTCGGCGTATTTGGCTGAAATGAATTGGTCTATACCGTCGGCGATCTTATATGAACCGCGATCGACGCCGGCCCCTATGAGATCGTTCTGTACGAAAACACTGTCGGTGTCATCGACGATAAAGCCAAAATACTTTTGCTGGTCGATAACCATTGAAAGTTGGGCGTCATCAAGAGTCTCGAAACTCATGTCTGTCCCCGCGACGTAATCGCTTACTGCGACCTCGCCGATCTGGGAGATCTTGACCGTTCCTCCGATCCTGGCCTCACCCTCATACGTGGTGTTGGCTACGTCGGAATATACAAGAGACTTCTTGAGGGCCACCTGCAAACGTCTGTGCCAGATTATCTGGCGCAGATTAGCATAATTTGCCATGTATAGGCTCCTCTGTTACTGTCGTGATCCAATGGCAGATAAGGATCTAGTCACCTTTTCCCAGTTGTCTTCCTGTTCCTTGGCTGACATTTGCTCGAGTTGCTCGGCGGTGTATGTATCTCCACCCTCGTCCGGCGGTACTATCGGCGTCCGGGAGTTGTCCTTCAACCATCCGTCCTTGCTCGTCTGTAAGAAATCAGCAAATGCCTTTTGAATTGTGGCAATGTTCGCAGCGGTCGTTTCAGCGTCCGACCCGATTGCGATAGGCACCATTTCCAAAGGTATCTTGGTTTCCGTAAACTTTCTCAGGGCATCGCCGCGCTTTTCCGCAACGAAAGTCCTGCGATCGCTTTCGGCGACCTTGATTTCTAAAGACTTGATCCGTTTCTCGGCATCGGTTTCATCGGGATTCTCTTTGGCGTATCGTTCCTGGTACACTTTGTCCAGGTTGTTTTTTTGCCAGGATTCCAAGCCCTGCGACATCCGCGTATCGATGACCTTTCTCAGATCTTCATTCCCCGCGAGTAATTCATTGAATCCCTCACCGGTGATGCCCTTTAGCGGGTCCTCATGTGTCGACAGCTCTGAAATCAGGGTGTCGAGATCTCCATGAGTCTCCTCCGGGACCAGACCTTTCAAATCTTCTACCGTAATTGGCATATGCTACCTCTGGGGCCGTACTCTGCCGGCCACATTTGTAAATGTATTAACAAACATAGTGCTTGAATCGAAAGGGGTCAAGTACTAACAATAGTCGCCTCCAGGCCCATTTTCTTCAGCGACGCCACAAATTCCTCTGGACTCGGGACTTTTCCCTCTTGCCAATCGCTATAAGTAGTGTATGGAATCAGGCCGCCTTCCCGCGTTCTTCTCAGGGCCGGAGCGTAATCATCGACTTGTTTTCGCAGTCGGCATCGGCAGTTTATTGCTTGGCCTGCGGACAACGTGGGCGCGACAGGGTGCGGTGCCCGCTCTCCGTTCGGCAATGTAAAAAGCCCGTCGGGTTCGCGTTCCACACCATCCATGACGCGGTGGTTTATCCCGGCTCGTGCCTGGGCCGCAGTGGTTGGTCGTGTCCGACTATCAAGAGTTGCGTCCCAAATCACCGGCCCTTGGATTCCGTTATCGGCTGCCCGAGTATATATATCGTCAATGCCTGCGTTCTGAGCACGCTGACCCTCCGTCCGGGCTATCCTCATCGCCTCGAAAGCGTTGCTGTTCATTGCCGCCCGTATATTTCGGGCCATCTGTGGGTAGCTACTGCCCTGGAGCAGTCCCTGAGAGATCGAACCCCGGATACGGTTCCGGGTCAACGTAGCCAGCGTATCCTTGGCGATCTTGTCCATTTGGTTAGTCGACACGGCCAGGAGAGCATCTCTCTGCACCGGCCCCCACGACAACGCAACCCCGGTATTCTGATCGAAGGCCCAGGCATACCGGAAATAACTCTCGTTGTACATCTCAGGTGCCAAACGGGCGAGTTCGCTCACGACTATGCCGTTGCTCTCCTTCATTATCCCGGCGATCTGCTTTTCCAGAGTGTTGAATCTGTTATATTTGGTCATCTCGGCGAGAGAGAGCGTACCGTCGGGAGCTGCGAGCTTCTCGTATAGCTTGCCCATGTCGTTGCGGATCTTTTTCAGTGCTGCGGCATATTCCCGCAAGATCCTACGTTCGGTCTGGCTTTGCAGCTTTTCCAGCGCCCTCTGAACCTGGGCGTCGAGGTCAGCCCAGGTCCGACTCGGCATTTTCCAGCGCCTGATCTATCGTTCCAGTCTCGGGCCGTTCCTCTCGAAACCTCTCGGCCAATTCCTTCGGGTTCTCGATGAATGACATGAGGCCGTAGATGGTCTCCAGCGGCAACACGCCGATGCCCTTGACCAAGGTATCGATTTCCATGTCGATGTCTTTGGGAAACTTGCGGGTGAAGACGTATTCGAGCGTCATCGGGTCTATTTGCACACGACCGTTCTCTGACCAGAAAAGCGTGAGCAGACGGTCCTGCTCGCGGTAGCCTTTGGTGAACTTGCGCTCGGTGACCTGGGCCGACATCTCCATACGCAGGAGCGCGATCTGCCAGCCGATGACGCGCATATCGCCACCCCTGTCCTGGGACAGGTCGATGCTCTTCGAGAAACTATAGATGTTGCGGCGGATCTCGGCCATGATGGTCTCGACAAACCCGGCGGCACCTCCCAGATTCTTGCCCACAAAACCGACATCGCCGCCCTCCGGCACCGGGATGACGCCGGTCTGCTCCATCTGGGCTTCCAGTTCTGAGGTCAGATTCATGCCCATGCCCCGCATCCACATATAGGCCATCCGCAATTGCTCGACCTCAGAGGTGGAGCTCGAAATTATATCGTCGTATGCGTCTATCAGGGACAGCGCTTTCTGGGGTTCGGCCAGTCCTTCTTTGTTGTTGGGGAACTCGATCACGGGCACGCCCTGGAATAGATGGGGCTGTTGGCCTTGCCCGGCGAAGTCTCCGGTGCGCGGCTGGTTGGTGTCGACAACGAATTGGCCGTCGCCGTCCTCCCGGTAGTAGGTAATCATCTGGTCGTCGTACCATTCCACCAGGGTCCGCGTTTCCATGGCATCGCCTTCTTTGCTCTGGATGGTGAAATATCGCATGGCAAACTCGGGCATCAGCATGCTCGCATCGTAGTAGACCACGGTTTCCCACGGGTCCAGGTTCATCATCTTCGCCTCGCCGGCGCGAACGAAGAGCAGGCGATAGGCCTTGCCCGTCATCGCAGACAGTTTCACGAGCTCGCTATTTTGATCTGTCGAGTTTTCTGTCTTGCCAAAAACCCGGAGGAAATCCATCTGCGCGTCGCGTCCAGCCGTGTCCTTATCGACCTCGATGATTATGGCGTTGCCCATGTA